AATGCGCTTGCCGCAAACATCTTGCGCCAATGTGCTGACGCTATTGCCGTTCACATCAAAGTAGTTGCTGCCCGTATAACTGCATTCCGAGCTGCGATAAACCCACTGGCATACGTTTGCAACAATCTGACGCTTTGGCAGCTTTTGACCCGCAAGATCAAACTTGCTTGCTAGCTCAAAAGTCACGCTGTCTCGTGACTCATTACTCTTTCGATCTATGTACCACCGTTCATCAGGGAACTTAGCGTTTGGATCGGCTGTTGCTTCCCCATCCAAAAACTTCTTCAGCGTTCGGATTCGACGAACTTCCGCCCCACCAAGATCATTGCCTGCTGTTGTTGCGTTAACTAGCAGCAGCAAGGTGGTCATTGTGCCGTCAAGATTGCTGATCGACAGTGTGGGACGAGGCAGCGTGCCAGTATTCGTAAAATCAAAGCCGTCTGCTTTAACTGGAATGCGGGTGTAGGTGTTGCCGTTGAAGACGACATTGCCGTCAATGGCTGCATTTGCGCCCGCATGAAAACGGTAAACATCACTGCTGCCATGCAGCGTGCTGTCTAAATGCACCTCAAACAGCTCAATGATTGCGCTGGGATTGAGCTTTGACAGCTCTTCGTATGCAGAAGCAATCGCTGTCCAAACACAAGTGTTGTCAGTGATTGTGCTGCCAATATCTGTCGGCCAACTCGGTTGTGTAGCTGCTGACGTTCCAGCAGTCGTACACCGAAAGAACAAGCCAGATGCTTGCTCTGTTGTGGCGCGACGAATGTCACCAACAGAAAAAGCGGTACTAGCGGCCCAGGCAGCAACAGCCATTACGGTTCAAATACTTCGCGGAATGTTGTTTGAATTGTGGCGCGGTTCAAATAAGGAATCGACTTGCTCCACTGTTCACAGACAAATTTAGAGCTGCTGCCTTCACCGGGTGGTGTGAAATCGAAACTTGCGTTATCAGCAGCCCGTGCATCCAGAAACGTTTCGATAGTGTCGGAATCCGTCTCAGACACTTCAAACGTAAGGTTAAACACCTTGGGATTTTGATTCAGGCCGTACGTCAATCTGGTTTCATAGCCGTCACCGAACTGCACTTTCCGCACCACAGGGGCGCTGCTTTTTTGCAAGCCATAGGTCGGTGTAATTGAAGGGAATACAGCCATTAGCGTGTCAACAAGCCTCCAGGTCGTTTTTGCTTGATTAGTTCTTGTTGTACTGCAATGCCAATCGCCTTGCCAAGTTGCGCGGCTTGATCGCCATCACCCTCAACAGAAGAGCCAGAAGCATCAACGTTCACAGTCACATTAGCGTTACCGCCCATAGCGTGATTTGGGACTACCGTTCCGCTGCTGTTGGGTACAAACAACTCAGGGCCACGCTCACCAACGATGTGAGGACGACCAGCTCGTGCAGGGCCTCCATCTGCAAGCCCAGGGATAAGACCGAGAATACCGCCACCACCCAAGCTTTGGAAATTGCCGATAATTTTCTGCTTGAGAATCATCATGGCAAGCTGCTTTAACAAGTCACTAAATGATTCAGCAAGGCTTTTTGAGCCAGTGATTGCGTTTTCAATCGCACCGACTACGTTATCTTGAATGGTTTGAGCTATTTCTTTTTGTTTTTGCTTTAGCTCTTCGGCAGCCTTGGCTTGCCTTTCTATAGCATCAACCCCTTTGTTCAACTCTTGATTTGCCATTACAAGATCAAAAGCTTCGTTGAATGACAAGCCGCCTCCTTGAACCAAGTCTGTTACTTTTTGCGTAACATCCGCAAATTCTTTGCCGTGACTCAACGTCAAAGCTAAATGCTCGTTTTCTTTGCGGCGTTTATCTACTAAACTAACTTGTGCTAGCGATTGTGCATTTGTTAACCTAGTAATTTCTTCCAAAGTTTTTTTCTTTTTCTCTTCCCCTGTTTCTCCCCCTGGCAATGTAATGGTTGGAATATCTCGAGTTTGATCAAATAGATTGCTACCTGTTCTGTCCATCGGCAGCTCTGACAGCCGAGCATCAAGTAAGCCGATTCTTTCTCGTGACCTGTCAATTTTTCCTCGTAGACCGGTTCTTCTAAGTTGCTGCGGAGTTAAAGCGTCTGCTTTGCCTTGCAGCGTAATTAGATTTGCCTCCTCTGCTAACTTTGCTGCCTCAACTTGGGCTCTTCCGCCTTCTCTTACTAAGTTGTTGAAATCTTTTTGAGCTTGTTGAGCGTCAATAAGTTTACCAATTACAAGGTCAATAGCAATTAACGCAAAGCCAAAAGGCAAGGCTGCTTTCAATCCCATCATGGCAACCTTTAATTTTATCGTCGCTAAGCGCAGCAAAACCATTTTGCCGTTAACCACCGCTAACAGTCGAGGCAGTTTTGCTAAAAACGTTAAGAGCATTACTTTCCTTAAAGTTATCGCAACCGCCGTCAGGGCTGCAATTTTTGCGCTAAATGTGACAACTTGCGGCGGTAATGCTGTAAACAACGCCACAGCAGCTTGCAAGACATCGTTTATAGGTGCCAAACCATCTTTAATTGCAGGGCCTAGACCCTCATCAAATGTTCGAGCAAGGTTGCCTACATTATTGACAATCTTGGTTATCTGAGCCGATACCGTTCCACCCATCTCTTCAGCCGCATCTTTTGCGACATCAAATGAATTTTTTTGATTCTCAAGACTGTCGTTGAATTTTTTTAATTTGTCATTTGCAAGCGGCATGATTGCCGCCAAGGCTTCAACACTTCCAAATAATTTAGACAGCTCAGCTTCACTGCCTCCTGTCTTTTCAATAATATCTTCAAGAAAACCACCAAAGCCTTTTGTCTTGATTGCTGTTGTATTAAATTGCAGGCCAAGTTCTTTGGCTCTTGTTGAAGCCTCAGAAGTTGGTTTAATTACTGCCGCTATAACTTGGCGCAATCCTGCAAACGTAGATTCAACCGGAACACCTGTCGCTGTTACGGCTGAAATTGCAGCATTCAATTCATCAATTCCAACACCTGCCGCCGCTGATATTGGTGCAACACGACCAATCTGATTCGCATATTGGGCGACGATAATTTTGCCATCATTTTGAGTTTGTATAAAACCATCTACAATTTTTTGCGCTTTGCTTGATTCCAGCCCATAAGCGTTCAAAACAGATGTTGTTGCATTAGCAACTGTGTTTAGATCAGACAGCCCACCAACGGCGCCCAAAGAAGACGCACGCAATACGTCTGTTGCTTGAGCTGCAGAATTAAAACCTGCTGAAGCTACGTCATAAGAAGCTGCAAGCAATTCCGTTTGGCTCGTAAGACCACCTTGTTCTGCAGACAGAGTTAATAGTTCTTTTTTTAACTTCTCAGCATTTACGCCCAGCGTGCTGACTGCAGCAGCCGCTTTATCAGCCTCTTGAAAGCCTTTGAAAAAATTGCGAGCAACACCAACCGCACCAAGTGCTAATCCAAGTTGACCGACCAGGCTGTTGACTTTTCTAAGTGAAGCCTCAGCTTGGCTGGCATCAACCCTTAACTTGATATTCGACTCAGCCATAGCCGCTCAGCAGTATTGACATGCTACCTCCGATTGGTTTTTGCGCGGTCAGCAGCTTGCTTTTCCCGTTCGTTTTTTAATTCGTAGTACGCAGCAAAATGAACAAGCTCCGCATCGGTTAACTCCGTGCGAAGCCTGCTTATTGTCATTCCTAATTCGCAGGCCAGAAAAAACTCAAAATTGAGCCAGTTGTCCTGCTTTAGTCGTTTTTTGCGTCTTCAAGGCTGGCCTCCTCTCCGAGGCCAAACAAGAACAACTCAATGTCATTCAGAACTGACTCAGGAAGCTCACGTTGCAGTTTCGGTGCATCTGCTGAGGCGAAAGCTTTTGTGCCATCCTCAAGCTCTGCAATCTGACAAAGCATTTGCGTTGACAGGTCTAAAGCTTCCTCGCTGGTGGCAAGGTTTTGAGCGCGTTTGCGATCAGCGCGGGTGATTGGCTTAAAATAAAGATCAATCAGTTTTTCGCCAGCAGAGTTTTTTAGCTCAAACTTGCGACGCTGGTTGAGATCAAACGCCCCAACCAGCATGTCAACCGTTCTTTGAGTCGCAGGCATTAAATACCGGAAGTGATAGTACCGTTGGCAGTGAAGTTGATCGAAATCACTTCAATCTCTCCAACCGTAGCACTATATTCTGCGCTTGTAACTAGAGCAGCAAACGACATTTTTTTGTCGCCACTTTCATCTAGATACAACTCAAAGTTTGCGTTAGCTGGATCTTCCGTGGTCAATGCCTCGTTAAATAGATCCAGTTTGTCGCCTGCGCCAGGTGCGTCGTAAAGCACTTCGCAGGAACCTGAGCCACTGACTAAGCCTCCGACGTATGCGCGGAAAGTATCGCCGTGGTCGGTGACTTCCAGCGATTCTTTTTCAACTGAGAGCGACCAAGACCGCACTGCAGCTCTTTCACCTAAAGCACCACCAGCA